GCCCCATTTGTCTTTGCATTTACTGACGTAGGGGTAAGTGTAGCTAGGGAGACAAGCGGCTTCCTAGGGCTATTCAAGACCCTTAAATGGGAAACCGTGCAGGGATTTGTAATTCTACCGGAGGTTCGCCAGACAGCACTAGCTATTGTTGGCTTTTACTTCGGATCATCTCAAGTTAAATGAATGAGTTTTTTCAAGTCATATCATCCATCACTCCAGTTTTAATTGGAATCATTACATTAATTATAGTGCTAGCTAGAATGCACTACAACCTAGAAGCTCTTACGGAAAAAGTAAAAGTCCTCTTTGATTTTCACAACAAAAGAAAAAAATAATATTATGCCACAAGGAAAAGGAACATACGGAACAAAGCGAGGAAGACCACCAGCCAAGAAGAAAATGAAACGTGGTAAGTGCTAATGGCTAAGATTTGTAAAAAAGGAATAGCTTGGGCACGTAGGACTTTTGATAAGTATCCTAGTGCTTATGCTAACATGGCGGCATCAAAGTATTGCAAGGATCCGAACTATGCCAAGGGCAAGAAAAAGCGAAAGAAATAATGGGTGAGCTTAAAAAGTGGAGACAACAAAACTGGGTTAGGATTGGAATCGATGGATCGATTAAGGGACCTTGCGGAACGTCTAAGAACAAAAAGAATCCCGACCGTTGCCTTCCGATGGCTAAAGCTAAGAGCCTATCAAAATCAGAACGAGCCGCTACAGCAAGGAAGAAAAAGAAAGCTGGAGCAAAAGGAAAACAATTTGTAAGTAACACCCCGAAAGCAAAAGTAAAACGTGGCAATAAATAAAAGTAAAATGAAATGCAACTCACCTCGCAGAGACGTGCAAGGTGGGAAGAAGTTTGTCGTCAAGGCTTGCCAAGGAGGTAAAGAAAAAGTTGTCAGGTTTGGTGATGCTAACATGACCATAAAGAAAAACCGTCCGGCACGGAAAAAAAGCTACTGTGCAAGAAGCGGAGGGATCAAAGGTAAATCAAATAAGTTGTCGGCTAACTACTGGAGCCGCAAGGCTTGGAACTGCTAAAGGAAATAATTATGGCTGGAAGATTTATAGTACAAATGAAAAAGCAACGGGAAAGAAAAGCCCGTCAGGCTAAGATTAAAGAAGAGAATATGTCTCGTGCAACGGATACACCGAGTGAACGTGTCGATCTTCCTGATGCCGGAACCTTGCCAGAAATGAAAGTAACGGCAAAACCGATTAACTACAGGGACGTTAGAATGGGTCGTGCGACCGCAATGCAATATGCCCGATCTCGTTTTAATCGAAATCAAAAAAATAAATAATGCCCGGAAGGTATAGATCCTACGGTCGTGAGGACGACCAAATGAAAGAAGACCTAGAGATTGGATTCTCTGGGTTTAATAATCGTGTCCGCCCTGACCAATTAAAGCCGGGAGTTTTAGCTGAATCAAAAAATGGTCGCCTTGATTTGAACGGAGAGTGGCAAGTCCGCAAGGGGGTCAATGTTTTAAATGCCCCGTTTGTAACAGGATCAGCAGTATTCCGTTTGCCTACTGCCGCAGAAGAAGGCTCAACAACTATAGGTGATTTGCCTCAAGTAATGGAAGGAGTTTCTATTGCTACTGACGGAATCGTAACAGTTGTTTTAACTAATCATGGATTTTCAGTAGGGGATGAAGTTGTTATTAATGGTGTATTTAGAGCAAGCCTTCCTGACATAAATGGCAGTCATACTATTACAGTTGCCAGTGGTGCTAATAGATTTAAGTTTGATTCAGGAATAACTGGTAGCACGGGAGCATATACATTTCCTCCGGCACAGGGGCTAGTAACTTCGTTTACTTTACCATTTGTCCCGGTTACAGAGGTCCTAAGCACAGCACCTCTATCTTCCCCGGGAGGAGCTTCTATTCCTTCGGAGGCATCAGTTACGGGTGTTCGTGCCGGGACTAATTACAGTAACCCAGATGTTGATAAAGATGGAGAATACATTGTAGCATCAACGAATTTGTCGGCACTAGTTTTAAAGTTATCAAATCAAGAAACATTTGAAATGAAGTTTCCTGAAGGTGAAGTTGTTCTTCAAAGGTCGGATATGCTTCAGGCATTTAATCGATTGTTTATTTTTCGTGATAGTCAGATTGCACTTGAAAACAAAAAGTTCTTTGATCCGGTCAGCATTAAGACAATATCTCAGACGGCAAGCACGGTAGTCGATGTTACCACATTTTTAAAGCACGGGTTACTTGACGGAGACATGGTAGAAATACGTGACGTTACCGCAGGAACTATTAATCCCAATGGTCAATTTGAAGTAACGAGTGTAACTGATACAGGATTTACCTACAACGTAGGAACTTCCGGGACTGAGTCATATACAGTTACCGGGGACTCAAAGATTTATCCCACCTTCACTCGAGCGGCAGAAGGAGATTATCAACAACCAATTATAATATCACCGACCAGTGTTGATATTGCAGATGGTGAAGTGGTAGCAACGTTAACGGCTCCAGAAATAGCTAATCTTAAAATTGGAAATACCATAATTATTGAAGATGCCGGAAACTCTGAACTAGAAGTAGGATCAGAGCACGTGCTTTCTGATGTAGATAATACCGCAAATACTATTTCTTTTTATTCTCAGACAACAAACATAACCAATGCACAGGGTGTAGCACTTGAAAGGCAGGTGTCAATCGGGCTAGGGTTTATGCATATGCCTGCACCTGAGTTCGGGGTGTATCACCAACGTCGATTAATTACACCCTTTCGTTATAATCAGAAAAGCATTAATCCCGGATTGCCAACTGAGTTTACGGACATATATTCTACCGGAGTAAGAGATGAAATAGCCGTTAGTGATATTCTTGACTCAGATACGTATGATCAGGTTTATGCTAAGTTTAGATTTAATGCTGGCACCGCTGACTATACGGTTGGTCTTCATTCTTTTTCTGATGACAAGCTCTTAGTATTTAATCGTAACAGCATTCATTTAGTTATGAATAGCGGTAACCTTAGCACAGCTCAAACTCAGTTGTTGACTAATGAAGTAGGTTGTGTTGCCCGGGATAGTATAATTCAGGTAGGGAACAATGTTTTGTTTTTATCTGACAACGGTGTATACGGAGCAAACTTCCAAGATCTTTATAATCTTCGTGGCAATGAAATTCCTTTAAGTGAGTCAATCAACAATACTATGCAGTTGATCAACAAAGACTTATGGGATAAAAGTTCCGGGGTTTATTTTGATAATCGTTATTACCTAGCAATTCCCCTTAATGAGGAAACGGTTACGGTTGACGAAGAAGGAAACGTATCAGCAGAAATAACCCGTGCTTCATTTAATAATCGAATCATTATTTATAACTTCCTTAACAAACAGTGGGAATCAGTTGATAATGTCGGAGACAGCAATTTTGAATACAAGAAACTCATTGTAGCCGGTGACGGAGAAAATCGTGGTGTTTATATTCTCAGCACAAATGGGGGCATTCACAGGCTTGATGTATTAGATCAAGGCAATGACCGTGTAATTACTGAGGTTGCAACTGGATCAGAAGACTTAGTTACTACACCAAACATCGAGGGAAAGATGACAACCCGGATGTTTACTAATCAAACAATTGACCGAAAAAAGTGGAATAACTTTGAGATGCAAGTTCAATCACATATTGACTTAAAGTCAGATTTCTTTATTACTGGTATAACAGAAAATGTTGATGATACAATAGATCTGAAACAATTATCCTCTTACCTTAATAATGAATTACTTCCTGAAGACGAAGATGTTTCTATCCGGGGACGGATTGGAAACAAACGAGCTTACGGATTCCAGTTTAAAATTGACCGGACTACCGGTCGTCCTCGTGTTCGTAGCCTAAAGGTTGCGGCGGCAGAAGCATTTAGATCAATAAGAGAAGCAACATAATGGCAACTATTTTAAATACAACTCAACAGTATAATGCGGCGGATGTCGTTACTCATACTAACTTAAACCAAATTGTAGGTGGCACTACTTTTGTAGCCGGAGACGGCGGAGCAACGGACAATATAAGCCTAGAGGTAAATTCCGGTGGATCATTGCAGGTAAAAGATGAAGGAATTACTCCAGCAAAACTAAGTGATGGCGGTCCTCGTTGGAACTCTGATGGACAGTTTTTTATTGATGGAGTAGATACTAATGGTGACGGTAATAAAACCGCAGGAATTGAGATTAATGCAAATCTAGCTGGTGGTGACGGATATAGTTTTATTGACTTTCATTCTAAATCGACAACAAATCCTGATTATGATGCCCGGATATTTCAAAATAATAACGGCACTTTTGTCCTTCAAAATAAAACAGATGGGGAGCCAATTCGACTACAAACTACTAATTCATCGGGGACAACACAGACTGGACTTGAATTAAAGGGTAGCGGAGTTTCCACTTTGCCAAATATTACAAATGCTGACATTAATTCCGAAGGAAGTAAAGCAATAACAACAAAGGAGTATGTTGACGGTGATTCAGATTTTACAACTGAAGATAGCCAATCGGCTGGGTATCAAGTATTTCCAAGTGGATTAAAGATGGCTTGGGGTGAAGCATCGGACTCAACTACGTCCCCTGATAATATCGTAACATTTCCAACTGGAGTTAATTTTACGGTTGCTCCCACGGTTACAGTTACTGCCAATAAGATGACCTCACCTAGCACTTACTATTCGGAAGGTGTTCATAGTGTAACTACAACTCAGTTTACACAGTCAGGATACCCGTATGCAGTTGGCTATCGTTATATAGCAATCGGACACTAATCAATAAACAATTTAAATTATGCCACTAATACAATCAGGTAAAACTTTTAACAATGGCGAGCAGTTAACTACCGGCAAGTTAAACCAAATGTTTTCGGATGCAAGACTTAGCACCGCCGGTGTAGACGGAACGTCA